CTAGGAAGGGCTTATACTTCTTAGCAAGTCTTATTATATCACGCGACACGATTTTGTCAACTATTTTTTCACTCCAGTATGAAAATATTTTTGCGGTATGAGCAAGAATAGTGAAAGTCTCTAGCGAGATTTTCTTCTGACTGTACAGTGTCATAATATAAGGATGTTGTCCATCACGTGATACAAAGTTGAGTTGATAGTCACTATATAAGTGATACAACTCGGATTTGAAAACATAACTCAGAGAGTCTTGCTTTCGCTTCCATTCGGTGTATCTGGCTTCGGCTTCTTCATCGAGAATTTCGCGAACCCAGATTTCTGGTTTGACGATCATGTTCGCGAGGATTAGGTTTTCATAATCATCGCGTTTCGCTAGCTTAGCGAAAAAGTATGCGTCGTTTCTTCCATTGAATGTGTCAAATGAAGCTCTGATCTTTCCGTTGTACTTGAAGTAGTCGTAGGAATCAGAAGTAAAATGCTTTTTGAGGGCGAGGTATTTTACGTAGGCTTCAAATGATCGATCATTCACATAGGTCTGTGAGATCTGTCTCATCTTTTCTTACCATCTTCAATTTGATAGCTTCAGATTTTACTTTCTCTCGAAGTATCGAGGACTTCTTAACGATCTGAGCTATCGTTTCAATTTCAACATTGTTCTTTTCGGCAAAGTCAACTAGCGCGTCGATATACGGCACGCCTCTGGAAATGTGCTTAGAGATTTCATGATGGATTTTGTCGGGTGTCATTGCTACAACTGACATTTCTGTTTCTTCTCCGGTATTTTTCATGAGTATCTATTATATCCTAGATTGATGGAAATGTCAACTGTTTTTTTTCACAGTTTAGATAAGAATTCGGTCCGACGGTTTATCCATCAGACCGAATATTATACCACGCTTATTGTATTATGTCAACTATTTATACGTAAAAAGTTTCATTTTTTGTGCAAGCTGTTTCGCTTGAGAGTGCGGAAGGATCTACGACATTACAGATTTCAACATGATGTTGAACCATTGGGATAGCATTGCCGTGGAGAATAATTTCTGAGTACGCAGATGGATTCATAAGAGGATAAGCCATTCCGAAAAATGACATGAATACAATGAAAGCGAAGACGAAGTATGTTACGATGTTTTCAACACGCTGGGACATTGGTCTTAAATCTCAACCTCCATGCCGTTTAGAGTTTTGATTTGGTAACCAGCTTCTTTCCACTCTTCGAGAGTGCGGCACTTTGTTTTGTGGAACACCATTGCGCCAGGACCAGTCAATTCAACACGAGCGCAGTACTCACCGTTCTCTTGGAGTTTTGCGATAAATTCAACATCAGCAAAAGCAGGAACCGCAAGAATTGCACAAAGGGATGCAATAAGTTTTTTCATTTGAAAAACTCCTAATATATTGTTGGGGGTGGAAGTGTGTAAAAAGGTAACACTCAGTCTTTTTACGGTAATATATATACGTCTACTTTGCAAGAACCTTGACAAATTGCAATATTTTTTGGAAACTATTATATTCCGTTTAAGAATAAGTTAAACAAAACTTAAACAATTTCTTCGAATAGAACGTTCTCGACGTATTGATCTTTGCGATCTTCTTCGATACCCATAGCTAAAATAGAACCGTGCAGCATCTTGTTCATCTTCTGGTTTCGGCAATACTTGTTCTGTGCTTCTTTAGTGTTGAGGCCTTCTTTCTTATAGTTACTGTTGTCACACTCAGCTAAGTAGAACTGTATAAGATGAAGTGCCATCTCGCAGAGTTGATCAGTTTCTTCGCCTTCTCGAATACTACCTGCACCGACGATGTTCTCAGAGAAAATCTCTTGAGCCCAGTCTGGCATTTCACGAGCTCGAGTCCAAGAAAGATCTTTTACTAGAAACTCAAACTTATCTAAGTAAGGATGCGGTTTGGTTTCAGTAGTAGGCGAGTAGTCACAGAAACATCCACTGATCTTATTAGGATTAGCTACAATGTCTAGACCGAAGATCGGAAGATCTCGGTCAAACTGAGGAAAGATATTGATGTGCATCAACCAGAGATTTTTATTTTTACCGAATCCTGGTTCAATTGTTTTAATGTGGCACTTACGAATCGATTCTGAACTATAGAAAAAATCATACCAGCCCGGAAGATCCTTTACATGTTTGTCGTTCTCATACTCAACCATGTGAGTTTCGAAAACATGTCGTATTTCTTTCTCGAGCTTTCTTAGTCTTTCAAATAGTTCAGAATGTACCAAGTACTCCATTACATTTCTTCTTCATCAAAAAAATCGTCATACGTTTGAGCTTCAGCTAGAAGTGTTTCTGCGCTTTGATAATCTTCTGGGTTATTATTAAGTCTCTCGATCAACTCATGAAATAGTCTTTCTGCATATTCAAAACAGATCTTAGCTTCATCAGCCATTCCGTCATGTAGTAGTTCGCGAACTCCGTCTATTAAAGCTTTGCGATTTTCAAACTCGTACATCGTACCACTACCCGGAATATGCTTCTTAATCATCTGGCCACCGTGAGCGTCACCGAAGTGACGAACATAGAGGTGTGCAAGAAGAGCATCGTTATCTTCTTCTTCAACGAGTGTTTGGATGTGATGACTGTACTCGATAGTAGACTGAAGATTATCTTCTACTTCAGGAAGATTGAACAGAGTTTCTAACTCTTGCAAATCTTCTTCCATCTGCGAAGATCTAAAAATAGGTTCTAATTCAATTGGGATATTAACAGCTGATTCAAGAGCCATATAGTTTTGTAATTGAGCATGGAGAAACTCTTGATAAAGCTTTGGTGGGATGTCGCCGCTCATTAATAGATCTGCGAACTCTGTGCGTTCTGCATTATCATGATGTTGTTTAGTTAAGTCTTTTAGGTTATTTGCCATTCACTCACTCCTTCATTGTGATGTAGTTTAATACGATCGTATTTATAAATAATATGTAGAAACATATAACGCTTACTACATGAGGTAATCATGAACACCGAAGAAGCACGTTATCTCGAAAAAAGAATAGAAAAACTAGAAGAGTGGTCTCACCCTCCGGTTGCTCCAGGTGGAACTACTGAGCTACTAGAACTTATTCACAAACTAGAAAAAAGAGTGGAGCAGCTCGAAAATGATAGAGCTAACTGATGCAGCAATATCTAAAGCGATTGAAAGAACGGCAAGAGCGGGCAAAAATGATATCAGACTTGGTGTTACTGGCGGGGGTTGTGCTGGTTATAAGTATGTCATTGAGCTTGCCGATAATATTAGCGAAAATGATATTCTGATAGACTACGGAAAATTCGGAATAGTAGTCGACAAAGATTCTATGCAATTCCTTAAAGGCTCGCGACTCGACTGGGTCAGAGAAGGACTAAACGAACAGTTTAAAATTATCAACCCTAACGAAGGATTTTCGTGTGGGTGTGGTGTAAGTGTTACTTTTTAAAAAAACTATACTATGTAAGTAACGAAAAATACCGTAAACATAAAAGGAGACAAATATGGATATGGTTAACAAAATGAAAGGCTGGGTTATTGATAGACTCGGCGAACGTACTTCATGGGATGGTGCTATTCTTATTGGTGCCGGGGTGATTTTTCTTATTTTTAAACCCCTCGCTTCACTAGTAGCTTATGGAGCTATTGGATACGGAGCTTGGACACTTTGGAAGAAAGAGGACTAAGGCATGTCAGAAGAAACAAAAGAAGTTAAAACTATAGACGCTGATGCGCTTGTCGGCGCAGACACGAATGGTGACGGACACATTTCTAAAGAAGAGATGAAGATGCACCTTGAATTCAAGCGCAAAGAGCTTGAAGACAAAGACGCTCAGCGAGATGCTATCCGTAAGATGGCATGGTTCTCGCTGATTGGTCTACTAGTATATCCAATTGGTATTGCTCTAACAGCTTTACTAGGTATGGACAAAGCGGCTGAATTAATTGCCGACATCGCTCCTACCTATTTTGCTTCTATTGCGGTATTAGTATCAGCCTTCTTTGCAGCTGACGCTGTAGGCAAGAAGTAACTAGCTAATCCACTGCTCCCATGATGGGTGCTTGATGTCATACGGGAGTTGTCTCCTTTTACGGACCAACTCCCAGTATCCCGGATGATACGGAGCGTATCTAGGTTTCATAGTCGTTTTATTGCCTTTAAGCGAATTGCATTTTTCGCAAGAAGTTACGATGTTTAAGAAATTTGTTTTACCACCTTTACTTAAGGGTATTACGTGGTCAAGCGTAGCGCGCGAATGAGTGACATGTTCATCGCAATAAAGACAAGTGTACATATCGCGAAGGAACACATTATATTTAGAAAAACGCACTCGTGTTTTCTGCTTCACAAAATCCTTTAGCATAATTACTGCTGGGACTCGTGTTTCCCAACTTGGTGAACGTACTAGCCAATCGTCGTACCACTCCAGAACAGAACATTTCTGATGGTACATATAAAGGATTGCTTCTTTCCAAGAGATGGTACTTAGGGGTAGATAACTGATCGGTTGTGCGTCTGCGTTCAGTAGCAAAACGTCGGCCATTTTTTCTATTACTCCCTTTCAACAATTTAGTCTTTAAATTCTTTCACCTTTATCTATGCGTCTAGAAATTTGCATAAACTCATTCCACCTATAAAACTTCTTATTCACATGGCACCAAAATAGACCTTGGTAATGTGGATCATCATTTTTATTCTTCATTATTATAATCTCCTTCTTCCAATTTGTCAATATACTGGATAAAATCTGTGTACCACCCGATGTGTTTATCATTATGAAAAACACATGGAAATTCAATTCGAGTACTCAATCGTTCTTTTAACTCGTTATAGTTATCTATAATTGAGGTATCTTTGTATTCGTATTTTATGTTTAGGTTGTTGCAGACTTTTTTAATTTTTACACAATACTCACAACCGCGGACACCGTATATCGTAATCATTTTAGTAGAATAATAATGACGGATTAATGTGCATATTTGGCATTGTGGCTTGTTTTTTCAAATCATCAATTTCAGATTCCATTTCTCTAATTAAGTCTACTCCATTAGTATACTCGATCCAACTCGTAACAATGTACTTATCTTTTTCTGGCGATCTTAGACCACGATGCCAAAATGGAATGCCCGCTGGTATGATTAAAACTCTTCCTGCTTTAGGTTTAACCTTTAGACCAGCGAGTGGTATTTCGGTTTCTCCTTCTACTTCAACATCATTGAGATAAATGATAGGCGCCAGAAATCTGTAGATAACAGAAGGTCCTTCTGATTCGATATGAAGTGCAGGATAACCTACCTCTTTCTTTTTATATCTTTGAACTTGCAAAGAAGTAATTGTTTGCTTTGTCGTATGAAACGGAGTATGTTTCGCACCTGCCATATCTGCCATGTCAAACACATACTTATGAGAGCTAGACGTAACTGCAGAAATTAGTCTGTCATGTATTTCTCTGTAAACTTCTGGTTTATGTACTGGAGTAAAGAAAGCATTACTAGATGCTTGCTTCCATAGAAGCTGAAGATCTGTTGACTCTTTTACTCGACGATCAACGTTTCCTGCAAAACCGCTAGAACCTTTTGAAGTGAGTTCTAGCTTATCGCACTCTTCAAAGTACTCTATAGTTTTTTCACAAATATCTAAAGGAACAACGTCATCATATATTCCAATTAGCTCTGATAGTTTTCTATCAATCATATTAACCTATTTTTCGAGTCGTGGTTTTGATATGTCGTAAAGCGTGTCTTCTGCAATGAATCTTAATGAAATTATTTTTTGATTGTGTTTATGAGATGAAAGGACTATTTTTGTAAGCTCTTCATAATCTCTAGTTATCGCAATAAAACCGTTCACTGCTTGTGTGTATTCTTTTTCTGCATGACCATCTAAAATTGTAACACTCTTTATTTCAGGAGGTATATTGCTAAGAGTTACTTTTGTAACT